CACTTCTTCGAAAAGATATTGCAACAGCAAAAAAAATAATAGAGAAAGGCGCAGATGTAAATCAAAAAGATAAGGATGGTAATACAGCTCTTATATATGCATCTAAAAATGAGTATATAGACATTGTAAACGCACTTCTTGAGAAAGGTGCAGATGTAAATCAAAAAGATAAGGATGGTAATACAGCTCTTATATATGCATCTAGTTATGGGTATATAGATATTGTAAATGCACTTCTTGAGAAAGGTGTAGATGTAAATCAAAAAAATAAGGATGGTTCTACAGCTCTTATATATGCATCTATATCTGCGTATATAGACATTGTAAATGCACTTCTTGAGAAAGGTGCAGATATAGATCATCTTGATGACAATAACAGCACAGCTCTTATATATGCATCTAAATATGGGTATAAAAACATTGTAAATGCACTTCTTGAGAAAGGTGCAGATGTAGATAAAAAAGGTGAGAATACTTATACAGCTCTTATATATGCATCTAGAGATGGGTATAAAGACATTATAAATGCACTTCTTGAGAAAGGTGCAGATGTAGATCAAAAAGATAAGGATGGTTCTACAGCTCTTATATATGCATCTAAAAATGGGTATATAGACATTGTAAATGCACTTCTTGAGAAAGGTGCAGATATAGATTATATTGATAACAATAACAACACAGCTCTTAATTATGCAGTTGAACATGGATATACAGATATTGTAAATGCACTAAATACATATAATAAAAGTTATTATAGTGCACTAAACACATATGGTAGATTTGATCCAATTACAAAACAGATTGCTGAAACATGGAAACAAAAATTTAAAATTGCATATCCATGTGATAAATTAGGATATAAACAACATAAAGGAGAATGTTGGATTGATACAGTTCAAGAAATATTCTTTTTTACAGATGGTCTCAAAGAAATAACTCAATCATTATTTTATACTATGACAGATGAAGATATCGAAAAATATGTAGATGAGGCTATAGCAACTAAGATCATACAAGGAGATTCTTATACTGTAACACCTAACATTCCAGATGAACCTCATGCTATACAAGGGATATTTGAACCACGCATTATTCTGTTATTTGGGATATTAAAAACATCTGATAAGGTAAAAGACTTTCTCAATAAAAAGAATATTCATAATTATAATGCAGTGTTTAATTTAACAGATCGTACAATAAATGAATGGTGGATGTTACAAAAAACAGAAAAAGAGGAAATAATAAAGCTTAGAAGTAATATTATTGATAAATATCCACCCTTTATAATTGATCGAAGAGCCGAATATATTCGCGGAATTCGTTCTATGCGTGATAGATTTATAACGCATTATGATTTTATAGTGTATAATAAAGAGATTTTAACATGTGAAAATCCCGTTACTACAAAACGTATGTATAAGGCTATGCAACATACCAGAGCTACACTAAAACGAACCCAATCGGCTCAATTAAGTCCTAATTTAGCAAAAGCATTGCAACGTAATGACAGAAGACAATCACAAACATCAGAAACTGATTATAAGGCAGGTGATTGGGGGGAGCGTATTTTTCCAATTTTGTTACAAATGTTTCATATTCCATTTACATGTAATTTAAATCCGTCTCGCCATACTGGCATTGCATATGGTATGAGGCTTATCTATATAGATAAAGATCGTGGAATATGGAATACTCCTAATATAACAATTAAAAAGATTAATTCGAATGATGAAATATGGGCTAGTGCGGCTCATGCATTTGGATTTTTAAAATGCAATAATATATGGTATTATTATAATGATAATAGTGGAGTAAGTTATCTAGAAGAAAGTTTAATATCAGCAATATTTATTCCTCAACCAAAAAATGTATTTAAAGCACTTTATTATAATGTTGATATTCAGAAACTATTTTTATATTTATTTGAGAATCGTGTTCCCAAAAAACTAGAGGATAATAGCTGGGAGCAAACAATTCGTATGAAATCTGTATGGAGAGGTACACAATTTATTGATATTGAAGAAAGTGATATGGAGCAGTTTTATGAATATAATAATGATTTAAATGGGCTCTTTTTGAGATATGATTTGCAGTTTATCGATAGTATTTATTCTATAGAGCCATTACCAGTATCATCTGCATCATCTAAAAATAGAAAACGCCATCCTCGTTCCACCCGTCGCCGCTCCACCCGCCGACGGAGATAAATATCTACATACGAGTAGACATGGTGCATTATGATACAACCTTTCAAGGTGTGATGGGATGGGCAAATTCTGAATTAGAACATATTGGACGCATCGTCAGTCTGGAAGATCCCGATTTAGCCTATTCGTACGCGCAATCTACCCTGTATGGAATGGCGCATTTGAAAGATGCGTTATTTCAAATGGTCAATGATGACGCCTATGAACATCATAAGAAAGATCTGTTGACAATTCATGCAAAAGTGATCAAAGCCATGAAGCATTTGATCAAAGATTTTAAGCTGGATCTAGAGGCTATAAAATCATTTAATACGCGTCATGTATTAAGCAATCTTTCGTATTTGAAGAACAGTAATACTAGACGTAATAACAACAATAACAACAAGAATAATTCTAATAATAATTCTAATAACAATAATAACAAGAAGAAGAATAATAACAATAATAATAATAACAATAAGAAAAAGAATACTCGAAAGAATCGACAGTAATACTTCTGAACACAATGATTGTGTTATAAAGTATTTATACATTGAGTGTGAGAGTGGATCCGACCGGCTGAACCGTGTTTGTTCGTTTCAATCCTCCACGACGACGTTCGGTATTGGCGGTGATTCCGCTCTGAAAGCTATGGACACTTTGGACATCGTCCGATCGAATGTTCAGGGAAGGTGCCATACTTGCCATGGAAGGAACGGATCGGTTAGGAAGGGCTTCGCCTGACATATCGAGCGAACGGAGAATATCATCGACTCCACTTCCACGAGGACCACTCATTTCACGACGGGCAGTTCCCATGGCAGGACCGCCAGCTCCACGGATACCATCATCAAATCCTGTAGGAGGAGCAAAAGAAGGTGCGGATGATGCAGAGCCTCCACCCCCCATGCCCATATTTACAAAGTTAGCAAAGCCAGGACCGACGGCTTGAGAGGCAGCGGCGGTTGCAAACTGTTTGCGCAGTTCAGGATTATTGCGCAAGATATCATCCATGCCTGGCATACGAGACTTGAACATAGTGTTGGTGACGTGACACATAGCAGCTGATAATCCAAGTGACATAATCAAACGAACTTCAGGAGCGACCTTGCTCTTATCCTTGTACTTGTCATACAACTCTTCAAAGATCTCATCGTAGTCTTCAATGTTTTCATTGACGGATTCAGACCAACCATCCAGCTTGGCACCGACAGGATCGTAGCGATTGTTCAAGAATTCCATGCCGGTCGTAACAGTGGTAAGCAGATTACGTTGGAAGCGTAAGGAGGCTTCTAATGCACGACTATCTTTTCGTCTAGCAATTTCAGAATTGATCTCATCCAGAGAATTAGCAACAGTTAGTTTGTTGCCGGTGACTCCCTTGCGATCCATTCGCTCCAGCAAGACCAGCCCTTCCGCTTTTTTAGAAAACTCTTCTTCAGGAGTTAAGATTGTTTTGGGAGGATCGTTGGTCACAGCGGGGGTGGACGTGCTTCCCCCAAACCAGGAACTGAAGGCAGAGGATGCAGGAGTTTCCACAGGGGCATCGGAAGAAGCACCGGAAAACCACGATCGAGTAGGAGGTGCAGATGGTTCTACAGGAGCGATTGGGACCGGTCTGGGAAAGACAGAGTTTGTATCGCGCAAGATGCGAATTCCTTCGTCGGCAACGGGTGCAGAGTTGAAACGGACAGAAGGAGCCTCATCCAGATTCACCACTTCAATATCGTTGGTGTTTAATTCCACCATGGGACTGGGACCACGATTAGGTGTCCCAAGCTTTTTATGATTTGCAAGCAAACCAAAATCAAGACTTCCAACATCCTGCAAGTTAAAGGAAGATCCTACATCTCTAACAGCTTCAATCTCCGGAAAGGACATGCTTCTATCTGTACCTCTCCTCTTCTGTTTAGAAGTCTTACCGCAAACCCGATGGAGGAGCGCTTTGCGCTCCTCCATCGGGTTAGTGGTTATCGATTAAAATTTAAAAAGTCATAATAAAGTCTGTATCTATATTATTTGATACGTGATCCATATTGGTAATAGTAATGGAATCATTCCCCATAGTACACAATAATGTTTCCCCCGAAGCGATGTCATGAACATGTTCTCATTTCTTTGCACAGATTCGTTATAGAGGATATTGCAATGCCAAACCAGTGTCTTAATAACCTTCCAATAAATCCAAAGAATAATCAATGGAATTCCAATTACTACAAATAATAGGATATACTCTAGACCTTTGAATCCTGGTGAATATTGTAGAATTGAGATCAACTCTAAGCTATTCTTATGTATCAGTTCTGATTCTATCCAGTTTCTACAGGCAATATCCATGCTCGACGGATTGAATCGTGCATATTCTTTAAAATACTGACACGGTTCACTATTATGTAAGAGTTGCCACATCAGCCATGTATGAAGGGTAGATAGACCATTCATATTGTTACGATATTTTGAATTATTCAATTTTATATTCATTTTTATAAATTCATAAAGTAGAAATGCCTCGTAGATATTCAATACGACATTCACGACGAGTTCAGCAAGGGGGTGAATTGAATTCTGATGCATTGTCAGAATTATTTGCTGAATGGGGGATTACACTGTTAGATATTGCTAAAAAATATACACCCGTCCGTGAAAATAAAGATTCTGGTCTTTCTGTATATACAAAAGATGATCTATTAAAGATGTCAAATGAATTAATTAATCGTGTAATTCTTCTGGAGGAAAGAATGAATGTCTCAAAAGGTATAAACACTATCCTTGATTATGTTATGAATGATACGATATATCAAAAGGGAGGTGGTGGTGTAGGTCCAAATGGAAAAACAAGTACAAATCAAGAAAGTAAAGGAGGTGAATCAGAAAGTAAAGAAAATCAATATGAATTTATGGATCCTGTTACAAGATTGCTATTAGTACAATATAAAGAACAAATTGATAAGATCGAAGCAAATGCAAAATCTTTAGCGGAGGAGTTGAAGAGTCTAACAGATGTAAAGGCAGTCAAGATTAAACATGATGAAATATTTTTATGTTCTGTGGAATTGGTAGCATTACAGCAACAGATAGAGATTATAAAAAAAGGTGAATGTAAATTACAACCTGCTGAACTTGAAGCCATGGGAAATAGTTCTTCTAGTAGTAACAGTTGTGTGAGTGTATTACATCGCGCAACAGCTTCTGTAGCATCTTCATATCCAGGACAAGTTTGTAATGCGATTACATTACCAAATCCTTCTAGCCCCCCCACTACATTTCCTCGTATTCGAATGTTAGCGGAATATAGTTCATATATTGCTGTGGGTATCTTGGGTATGAAGATATTCGTACCAGCTGGATGCAATTCTGAAGACATTGATTTGATTGCTAGATATGCTAGTATTACATCTGGATGCAGTTATTTAATGCTTATTGCACATAGACTTTATGATGGAGATATGCCAAAAGATGTTGTAGGATTATTAGGAAATGCAAATGTACACGGACTAGTTGGATCTACGATTGAAAGAATGAACGGTAGTTTGATTCCAGCAATAAATCTTGGTAATTTATCATTAAAAATTCCATTTATTTCAAATATAGTTTCAGTTCCATGGACGACTCTTCTTAATGTTACTCGTGGTATGAGAACTTATATGGGGTATGTAGAATCTGCAGTTACAGCTATGAGTGAAGGACCGCAGCCATGGAATAATACGTATAATAGCAATAATAACAATAATAGAAAGAAAAAGCGTAAAACAAGAAAATATCGAACTCGACACTAACTGAATCATGGGTGCACCCGCTATGAGCGTTGCTCTTTTTAGAATAAAATTGGAAAGAATTTTATTCTAAAAAGAGCAAAGCTCTTTTCAGAATAAAATTGAATTCAAATAGTGCAATAAAATAATTTAATCGAAAATACACACAATGAATAGTTCTGCAAGTACTGATGCTGCTGCTGCTGCAGAAGCAAAATTAAAAACGCTAAAAGCCGAATTGACCGAGATGTCTGCTGACTACAAGGCAATGTGTGAAGAATCTGAGAGAGTGAAAGCATTGCTCCAGAAGATGAACATGACGTTGCTTGGACGAGAATCTGAGCTTGATAAGTTGCATCGCAGTCTGGCTGAAGCAGAAACTGCATTTGCAAATGCCAAGTGTCGCGAAGAGGCATCAACTGCCGACAGGGCGATGTTGATAAAGATGCTTCAAAATGCCAAAACTCGCAAACAGCTCACTGAGATCCTTGATCGTCTTGGACCTGTGGATCTCAATGCTCCAATATACGACGGCTTAACTCTTTTAGGATGGTTCTTGCATTGTTATGTTGATCCACGTGACAATCTTCGTGATCGCCTTGACTTGATCGACTGTTTGACGAAGATGGGGGTAGATCTCCTGTGCATCCCTGATGGCATCAAACAACTTTGTGCACTGATTGACTTTGCACATTATGCAAAGGACATTTATACCCAGGATCATGTGGAGATAATTCTAGGATTTCAAACAGTTCTATCCAGCTTCTTTGCATCACACAAAGACAAGGGTACATTGCACACTGTGATGGAGCCTCTCATGGACTATCTTGGAAAGGTTCATAGCTATGATGCACTCGTACACACACGATGGAATCCTGGTTATGCAACTATCCCAATGTGCACACGTCGCTCAAGAACGATCATTTGCTCCATGTTTCGTTATCTTCTTTCCAGTCCTGATATAGATCCTAGCATCAAAACATCTCTGCAAAAGATGTTCACACCGTTTGACACCCTTTACAAGACGTGTGAATAAAATTGATACTTTATTTTTAGATTATAACTTAAGATGATTACATTTTAAATATGAGTATAGAATCGTGCCCACCTTTGCATAATGCATGTCGATCTGGATTACAAGCAGGAAGTGATGCTCTTGTACTAGAATTTTGCAAAACAGCAGAAGATCTCGCAATACTGAATCAAGTAGATGCTCTTGGATGGACACCGCTTCAGATTGCTGCAAAGAACGGATTTGTAAAGATTGTACGTATTCTCTTACAGTATGGAGCATCTATTGATCTTCAAGTAGATGGATTTCGTCCACTGTATTTAGCAGCTCAATCTGGCAACCTTGAGATTGTGAAACTTCTTTGTGAACAAGGTGCTGATATCAATTCAGTGACTGCAAATAATTGCACACCTATTTATGCAGCGTGTCATTTTGGTCACCTTCCAATTGTCAAATATCTGTGTGAACGAGGTGCAAACATTCATACAAAAATGTCAACAACTGGATTTGGTCCGGTTGATGTTGCTCTCGTTGGATTTCATGTAGAGATTGTGTCATATCTTCTCACAAAAGGTGCGACACTTATAGGAATATCATAAGCAGTGCATCTGCTAGATTATTTTTTTAGAAAAGGTGTTGATTGTCTTATGATTAACTCGACACCACGCCATCAGCAGTGCATTTTTTATAATAAAATTGGAAAGAATTTTATAATAAAATTGCAAAGAATTTTATTATAAAAGAGCAAAGCTCCTTTTATTATAAAATTGAAATCATTTTTAAACTATATCAATATTACGTACAAGATGGAATTCGTAGTTATACCCCTCATATTATTTCTTCTTGGATCTTATGGATACGAGGAAGAAGCGGATCGTGTAGCACAAGTCTCAACACACACCCGAAATAACAAACAAATTGTCGAGGGTATCTCACGATTTCAGTTTTCTGAAACTGGACGCACTCGCTTGATGTATGCTGCAATGACAGGGAATCTAGAGCGTCTTAACTTCATTGCTGACTTGGGAGCGCAAGTCAATATGACTACAATAGATGACAATGGACTAGCGATGTGGACAGCCCTTCACTTTGCAACTAGGTATGGTCACACTGAATGTGTACGCTCTCTGCTCGATAGGGGAGCTGTCATAGATATAGGGGTTGATGTTGCAGTCGTACCATTCTGTTTAGCGTGTGTATATGGTCATCTAGAGATTGTACATCTCCTTTATGAAGGGGGTGCACAGATAAATCTACAGTGTCCATATTTAAATGGACAAACAGCACTCGCTTCATGTACCAACGTAGACATTGTTCGTTATCTGTGTGAGAACGGCGCTAATACTCTTCTTTCAGTCAATGGCGAGACTCCTTATATGCGCGCTTGCAGAAGGTATGGTATTAAGTCCCCCCTAGCCCGTTTCCTAGAAACCTACCCTCACTAACTCGACACTAAGCGAATCACCGGTGCACATGCCATCAGCAGTGCATCCGCGAGATCGTTTTTCTTTCGTTGCCCGTCATAAAAGGTTTTCCACGCTTCATATCCCGCTCCCAATAACATTTTTTCGACTTCTTCTTCCGTTGCCTTCTTGCGGGCACGGTAGGCGGCTCCTTCATCAATCACGACCGGTGTCACCTCCTCCTCAATTGTCAAGGTACGTTCTTCCGCTTCTTCAATGACATCAGGAACCGCTTCCACTTCGAGTTTGGCAGTTTTACGACCGGCATGAACAAATTGAATCTGACCGGTCCAGCTATGCTCGCGTTCCAACCGTTCTCCCAACAGTGTAAACAGAATCATTTGAATTGATTTCATGGTAGGACCTTTTAGCACGGGTTGATTTTCCAACCGAATTAAGGACGCCGATGCGAAGGTTGGAAGCATGGACGTGAGCCAAGAGGAAATAGCACGTCGAATTTCGGTCATAGAGGGATTGCGCGCTTTGGGAGCTTTCCACGGCAGAATAAATCGATCGCCTAACCAAGTTAATACGGTATCACGTGCTGCTTTTTTATGATTTTCCAAACCAGTACAAAGTTTGCGTAAGGCAGGAAGTTTTGGCAAGGTACCACTTTCAGCACCGACTAAGATAGTGTGAGTAGGGCGACACACAGCCGTTTTTTTACGACGAACACCGGTGGCACATCCACGACACCACAATCCTTCACTGCTTTTCCAAGCGGCAATACCGGTACACCCTTTGCACCGACGGGATGTTTCGGAAGATTCTCCTCCTGCCATCAAATCAATGTTATTCCAGGCACGAATGATATTTCCACTTATATCTTGATGAACAAGAGCATACGCAAGATTTTTAATCCCAAGATCAAAAGCAAGCACCGTCGCCATGATTGGTTCTATCCTGGTGTGAGGGGTTTAGATCTTTAAAAATTGAATTCATATTTTTCAAAGAAAGAGAAGGGGAACATTTCAAGAAATGCCTGTTTGCCGCTATTGTTGCAAATCTGATTGTCATGAAGATATTGATACGATGCCAGTTGAAAGATTGTCCAAGTTTAAACAGACAGGATGCTTGCTTGAATTTGCTATGAAATATCCTAGGCGATTTGACATATTTCTCTTGATTCTTGAACACATTGCCAAGATGGGCAAAGTGAAGGAGGTAGAGAGCTTGCTAGCAGTCATCCCAGATGGTATGATGCTCCCATTTTCCTTCTTAGACAAGATTGTTTTGCACAGTTGCCGTAGTGAGTATTATTCTGACTTGCCTAGACTGGCGGCGATTATAGGCTTATTTCGTAAGGCTGGATACACTGTCAGTGCCGACACAATGGGCTGCCTTGAAGCCAGGATCAACTGGCTTATTAAACAGGCTGGAGCCGATCTTACGAAAGCCAACAGATATCTTACAGAAGCCAAAACCAATCTTGCGAAAGCCGAAGCCGAAGCCGATCTTACGGAAGCCAAAGCCGATCTTGCGGAAGCCGAAATATATCTTGCGTCTTTTGAGTCTTCTTTGTCATCTTTGATGGCAAAGAAGACACTTATAATGACTGCCTAACATGTGTATCAAATCTTTAATAGTACTTTTTAAAAATATATATGATATATTTTTTAAAAACTTTTTTAAAATCTATTATATAGTTATTATATAGTTTCTTAAATCGTAGATATGTATTCCCAACCCATATCAAAACAGATCTTAGACCAGATCTTATCTTGTAGATACAGTTTTTCACGGCTTTTCAGGAGTGGAAAACAGGGTAAATATTCATCTAACTCTAATAACTGGCAAAACTTGTATAACACAAAGGAATAGGATAAGAAATTGGAACGACCAGGAGGGCAGTGTTTCACAAAGGAGAACTGAATTTCTTTGAACATAAAGCGCAATTTATCTTCCACTTCACGACTTAATGCAGGAGCGGAAATCCCGTTCAACCGGTTCAAGACGTGAGCAACATGATCGTAACATCGCACTAATTTCAATTTACGGATCACTTCTTTCAACTTAGAGGCTTTCAACCGACTCATATCGGTAATACGTTCTTTCTTCAATTCCGCACGGATTTGATCAAGAATAGCATTGGAGATTTCAGTAGTTTCTTTCGCTTGAAACTGCGCTAACCATTCATTCAAGTGATTTACCTTTTTATAGGCACAATATGCCATTTCACGAGGAGGATCTTTGTAGGAAGGTTTTTCACTATCGACTAAGATGTAATCTTGGTGTCCACAACTAGGACAACTTAATATGGCTTCATTCTGGTAAAACATCATTTCTGTATCACACAATGGACAATCTCCATACCGTTCTTCAAAGGTAGAAGCACCAAGAGATTCATGCTGAATGTTGGAAGGGTCTAATGCTGTTAGATATTGTTCCAATGCTTTATCACGATGAAACCCTATATCTGTAGCAATATCTGCAGGAGATACACGTAATGTACTTGTTATAACAGGTGCTGAAATAGTACTTACATTATTGTCTTTTTCAAAATAGGCAAAGACACTATTTGCAGGAATACGTGTTTTTTTGACAGGGTCTTTTGTTTTTTCTCCTTTTGCAATTCGCTCACGCGCATCTGCATAGGAAAATAATATATCTCCAACACGCAAAAAATAGTCTGCTTCTTCTTCTCCTGATTCAATCTTTTTGATCTTTGTTTGAAGCATTTTCACTTCTTTTTCTTGTTCTTGACGTCGTTTCATGGAAGGAAGATCAAGATTAAACAAATAAGGAGATCGTTTATCTTCTTCTGCTAAATTTCCGTGAAGTGTGCTTAGTTGGTTATACATAGTTGGAAGATTTTCTTTATGAAATCGTATTTTATCTAGTTCTGAATGATGGTAGGATTCGAGTGTTTTGTATGATTCAGAGGCAGAAGAGGATGCGATCTTTGTAGGTGCAGATCCTGCTAATAGTTGATCGAGGGAGAGCATGACTCTGATACTCTCTTTAGCCGTGTGATTTGTTTAGGGGGTGTAACCAGACATTTTTCAGAGGCGAATCGATGTGAAACGATCCCCCGGAGTTTTGACGTTTCAGAAAATTTTTTTTCTTTCCACCAGGTATAAACAGACATGGGATCCGGTGGTTTAATGCAGCTCGTTGCCTATGGTGCACAAGATATCTATCTCACGGGTAACCCCCAGATCACCTCGACATATTGAAGGGGGTGGAAAAGCAATCGGGGGATACAAATGGAATAAGTATCCCGGCAAGTCCGTTCGTGGTTCCAGTTTGTCTGATGAGAGACAGCCACAGTTGCTAGTCGGTATTCTTGGTGGAAAAGAAGACCGGCAACATTATCAAATTGCGGGAACACCCTAAAGTTTCTACTACTAAACAATGATCGAAAGATTGTTGCGGCTGAGAACTTAACTCAGGTAAAGTAATAATGTAGAAAATTGAAGAGTTGATGAGCACTCTAAAAATGGGCAATCCGCAGCCAAGTTCTAAACTGTTTAACCTTAGTGAAAGATATAGAGAATGGGAATTATTTATAAATTCACATCACCCTCTGGGAAATCGTATATTGGGCAAACAAAACGAGACATCGAGAAACGAAAAAGAGAACATTTTAAATGTCCAGGAAGCTGTATCTTACTTGAAAGTGCGATCAAGAAGTATGGCGATAAAATGGAGTTTGAAATTTTAGTTGAAGTAAATGATCAACACCTTGATAAATATGAAACACAATTCATTAATGTATATAATACACTGGAACCAAACGGATATAATATTCGTACAGGTGGTTCAGCTGCATTACATAGCAAAGAATCGTGTGAGCGAATGAGAATTGCAAAGCTTGGAGTAAAAAATCATAATTTTGGGAAACCAAGAAGTGATACAACTAAGTTAGCAATTTCAGAAGCAAAATCAGGTAAAAAACATCATTTCTACGGAAAAACGTTCTCAGAGGATCACAAGTTGAAACTCTCAAAGTCTCATAAAAAAGTTGCCAATAATTTACCAATGTATATGGTGTATGTAAAAGAGCGACCAGAGCAATATCAAGGAGAAGGATATGCAATTGTTAATCATCCCAAACTTAAAGCGAAGTATTTTACTTCAAAAAAACTTTCAAATAAGGAAAAATATGATATGGCGGATTCATATCTTAAAACAGCATGAATGCAGTTCAGAGACTAAATGGTAGTGGGTTCTGTAGAAGAGTACAGGGCTTAAGTTATAGTCCAACCCCTCGGAGTGCGACGGCAATATTTTTCAAATATTGTTCTGGAATGGTTTCCAGACTCCACTAAATATCCCGAAAGGGAGGGTACCTCCTTGTCTTCAAGGTCGTCTACCGTCGTCACACTAACTTCGCGATGGAAGCCATTGAGCAGACCTTCAACGGTGCTGCCAACTTCGGTCGCAAGGTGCAGTGCACGATCAGCCGCAACGGCGATCTGATCCACCGCATCTACCTCCAGGCTACCCTGCCTCAGGTTCTTCTCCAGTCTTCTGACGGTTCTGGTGCTCAGTTCCGTTGGCTCAACTGGGTCGGTCACAACCTGATCAACAACGTCAACCTCGAGATTGGCGGTCAGGAGATCGACAAGCACTATGGTGATTGGCTCCAGATCTGGAACGAGCTGACCCAGGAGCCTGGTAAGCAGGCTGGGTATGCCGACATGGTTGGCAACGTTCCTCAGCTGGTGAACTTGATCGTCCAGGGTGGTGAGGTCTGCGATGCTGATTGCGGCTATGGTGAACCCAACGCGCTCAACGAGGTTACCTCTTGCGCCCCTGAGTACACCCTGTACATTCCTCTGCAGTTCTGGTTCTGCCGCAACCCTGGTCTTGCTCTTCCCCTGATTGCTCTCCAGTACCACGAGGTGAAGATCAACCTGGAATTCGAGGCACTCAACAACCTGTGCTTCGACTATGCTGATGGCGGTGCCCCTACTCACCAGATCCGTGACCGTGTTGCCGCCTCTGGTCTGGTCTCTGCTTCTCTGTATGTCGACTACATCTACCTCGACACGGATGAGCGTCGCCGCTTCGCCACGGTCTCTCACGAGTACCTGATCGAGCAGCTGCAGTTCACGGGTGCCGAGTCCGTCACCTCTTCCTCCAACAAGATCAAGCTGAACTTCAACCACCCTTGTAAGGAGCTTGTGTGGGTGGTCCAGCGTGATTCCTTTGTCAGCTGCGATGATGCCGTCATCCAGCCTTTCAAGGGTCAGCAGCCGTTCAACTACTCTGACTGGTGGGACCGTGCCGTTCTTGAGTCTGGCTACTCTGTCACCCGTGTCGAAGGCATGGCTGGTTACAACCCTATCGTGACTGCCAAGATCCAGCTCAACGGTCACGATCGATTCTACGAGCGTGAGGGTCGCTACTTCAACTTGGTGCAGCCTTACCAGCACCACACCAACATCCCTG